CATCATTAACAGGCTCAAAACCAGCTACTGGCTTATTTTGTAATGCCTTAAAATGATATTGATTGTTTTTATCAAATACATCTAACTTATCTTCATAGATAGAAGCATATTTGAATTTAGGTAAAGATAGCTTTACAATAGTTTTACCATTGTACTCCTCTTCTTGACCCTTTAGGAAGAAATATAAATTCTTACCTGCTACTAACTTAGTCACTTGAGCAACCCAGTCTTCAATACTAGATGCATTAATTTGATCTAATTCATCTTTAAGACCTAATTCAACTGCAATAATGCTAAGTTTATTCATGATCTCATTTTTAGATGGGCTAGTTTCATTAGCACTATCAATCCACATACTTGCAGATACTCTTGCTGATTGACCTTTAAATTTAGGTCCAGCGTCATTACCTTTTTCTATACTCCATCCTTCAAAGTTTTCCAATGCAGGTCCTTCTAAGATAAACTCTAAAGACTTTTTTCCTGTATTTTTTGACTCTTTTACTGATGCACTAAAAATGTGTGCATAAACTACTCCTGGTTGTAGAGACTTCTGTACTCCACCACCTTGTTTTACTTCTTGTCCTTTTGTACTAAACATAACCGTGTTGTTTTAAATATTTAAACGTTTGAAATATACTAATTTTCGTAATCTATAATAGATCTTTTAACAAGTCCTAAGTCATTTGGTATTTCAAAATCACCAAACATACCCTTAGGTGACTTACATGTGTTATCACCTGTAGTCTGTGTTTCAAAGACATATCTAATTACATCATCTTTTCCTTTCTTTACTTTACCGTAAAGCACTATAGAGAATAAACCCTCTAATGTAAGTTTCTCATCAACCATTTTACCAATAGTCTTTGCTTTTAACTTACGTTTACCGTCCATGTCAGTTGACTCTTCTGCATGAGTTAAGAAGAATACAGTTAAGTCTTCTCTCAAGTCTTTAGGCATTCTAGCTATACGAGCTAAACCTGCACCGATCTGAGTAAATTTTTCATAACCTTTCTCATCTACTCTTTCAAAGAACTCAAATGAGCTCATGTATTGGAAATCATCTACCACTATAGTTTTGATCTCAGGTCTTTTATCACTCACATATTGCAATGCTGCAGCTATGTGTGCTGTACCAGACTTGTCATACATGTTACCAGTTGGGTTGTCCTTACTCCAAATAGTATACTTCTTTTTCCATCCTTTAAAAGGAAGAGGTTTGTTAGCTACATTTATAATAAATGTTTCTAACGGGTCCAGAGTCTCAATTGCTGTAGACTTACCTGCACCACTTTCTGCGATGATTAATACACCTTGTGCCATGTGGGGTTGTTTTATTTTTGTTTAATAAGATCGTTTAACCAAGTCTTACCACTTACAGGTTTTCCTGTATGAATAGCATAATAATCCCTAATAGTCATTTGACTATAAGGAGCATCAGAATCATCCATTGGAGCTGGTGCTTTATACATTGGCATCTTGTTTATATCAGGTGCTGATGTACTTGTAGTAAAGACTTTGTTTTCTGTTTCTATTGCAGCATACTTGCTAATAGCTACTGAAGGAACGTTTACAGATCTTAGTTCTTCTATAGGAACTAAATAAGATCCTTTCTCGTTTAACTCATATTCTTCTTCAAAAGCTATGTTAAATGGAATTCTATAAACAGTACGCTTCTCATCTGCTGGTACTAGATCTCTAGTAACTAATTCAAAGAAGAAACCTTTTTCTTTTCTGAACTCTGATGAAAAGATACCTACTACTAATTTACCATGTTTATCATGGAAAGGCATTTTCATATTAAAATCAGTGATACTAATGCCAAGGTCACTAATTAAATCTTTGTGGTATTCACGTATAGCATCTAGCCTACTACGTTTCCACTCCTTTTTCTGCTCTTCTGCAGTTTGTACAGTAAAATCTGCCATGATGTTTGTATTTTGTTATTTTATGTTGTAAAAGTGTTTTGTCCAACTGTTGAATTATACGGTGTATAACCGCTACCATTAGCTGCATTATTATTACCGCCAGTTGAATGAAACTCAGGTACTTCTAACAACTGCTGTCTTCTGAAATCTGCTTGCATAAATAGAATATCATTTTTGTCAGAACCGTTTCTAATCTTAAGTAAGTGCATAAAGATGTAATCATCTTTCACTTCATACTTCTTTGGTCCATAACTAAATATATTAGATTTATAAGGTCTATTCAATGCTATTAACATATCTGACCCCTGCATAAGAGCATCACCTCCAAATACATCTGCAGATACAGGGTAGTTTCCTATATTACCGGGTGTCTTTCTACTAGCTTCATCTATAGTTCTATTAAGCTGAGTAAGCATAATGATAATAATAGGTAACTCATTCTTAAGTTCCATCAATGCTTCTACAGTGTTATAAAGAGTTGAAAATTTCTCTTTCTCATCTGGAGCTTTCTTAATTAACCAGCTATGATCAATAGTTATAAGAAGTGGTTTACTACCAAGTGCTACATAGTACTTACGGATAGCATCTAACATCTCTTTGTGATTGATAGGCTTGTTAATCTGTAACCTCCAAACGCCTTTACTCTCAAGATCTTTTGTTTCTCTTATTAATTTTTGAATTCTATCAAAAGTAAAATCATCAAGAGACTTATCAGTGCTTAACACTTGGTTATAATCTAAAGCTAGCTCTGCAGCAAAAGCTCTAGAACCAGATTGTTTAGCTCCCATCTCAAATTGAAATTCTAATATGTTAAAATCTTGATCAGGATTTAGTCTACGGGACTCTCTTAATATTTGACTAGCTATAAGTGTCTTACCTGAACCAGGTCTAGCTCCTATAGTTAATATTGATCCCCATTCTAATCCATTAATACCGGCTCTATTAAAGCCTGACCACGGTGTTCTAAAAGATTTTATTCTTCCGTGTCTTCTATCGTTCACATAAGCTGCACTCTCAGTTAAAGATTCTGAGTATAACAGAGCACCATAAGGTCTTTCTATAATTTCATTAGGCATTAGGCACCAGTTAAAATTTCCTTAAAATCTTGTTTTAGTTCTTTTAACACTTCTAACTTACCGTCAGCATTTGCTATAATAGCCATTTTTTCCATAGCTAACTTAAACCCGTCTAGGGTTATAGCAAATATTTCTCTATCACTGATTCTAACTGTGATTTGATTGAATAGATTTTCAATCTCTTGGTCGTAACTGTTCATACACTGAATTTTGTAGGGTTGTAAAGTTAATAAATATCTTTCTAATAATGAAATTAATCCGTAATATTTTTTAGTTCTGGGTCATTTAAAATCATCTGACAGTAATCTGCTAGCTTAGAAGAGATTTCCTTATGAAGATTCTGTTTACTTATAAAATACTCGCTAGTCTGCATAAATTTATTACCCTCCTTACTACAAGAATATATGTAATAATTTGTAGCTTCTAGGATTAAAGGCCAGTTATTATATTCAGGGAACATGTCAAAGAACTTTATAAACTTGTCTGTCAATGTTTTAGTGTTAACCTTAGCCAATTGACCTGACGGTAACTTACCATCTGGAAACAGTTGTAAGTATTCTTTAATTCTATCTGCAAAGTTATCACCTAGGATTTCTTTACTAATCTTCTTCTTTCTCTTAACTAAATAAGTCTCAAACTCGTTTAAAACTACTAAGGCTTTGGCAGTCAGATTGTTATCTGAATCTACATAGCCATTACTATGTGCTATCTCACGTTCTATATCCGCATCTATAATACTACCTGTAGAGATTTTGTCTCTTCTGCTATCTAGGTAGTAAATTTGGTTTGGGCTAATCCTGTACTTCAGGCAGGTGCTCCACAGCTGATGGCTCATCTTCTCTTGTATTTAGTTGTTTTATGTAATTTACGATCATTGTATACTTCTCATTGAATATATCACAGGTTTCATTAAGATCATTAAAGCATTTGATAGAATGGATCACCGTAGTATGGTCTTTTCCATTTAAGAATTCCCCTATAGATTTAAGGGAATAGTTCATGGTCCTAGCTAAATAGCAAAAGATGGACCTTAATTCAGTAATTTCTCTAATTCTGCATTTCTTGTCTAAAGGGATGGTTTTACCGTTAATTTTGGGTAAAAATGGGGTAAAATACTCTTTTAGCTCTTCTAAAGTCATTAATTTGCTCCTTTCTTCAACTAAAGCATTAGCTTTTGTAAGGATAACAGGGTAGTAATCAAACTTCTTATAGAAGTCTTCCTTAAACTTATCCACTAGTTTTTTCTCTAATTGGTAGGCGTAATCTGTTATTTCCATGATTTGATTTTTATATTCACAAATGTAGATAATTTCCTGAATATTTCGTATATTATATTGTAGGGTTTATAGAATTTCTACATATTCTAAGTTTATATTTAAAATAATTATACAATGGCTAAAAAGTTTTATGCCCAAAAAGACGCCTTAGGCTTTCCTATTCCGGGTACAATGATGTCTGTTGAGACTCCACGTAACATTCCTCCAGATTCTATCAGTATTCCTGCACAAAACGTTGCAGCTGGTGCTGGACAAGCAGTGGTAAATCAACCTTCAGGTTTACGTTATTTTGTAGTAAAGATTCAACTGGTAAAATTATTCCTAACTCATTGACTATCAGCTTTGTAAAGCCTCAAGGGTCAGTATATGAGTTCAAGGTGTTAAAAACAGTATAATCTTACATAAACAATGACTAGAGAAAATCCTTCTATAGCTGCTTTTAAGGTGTGGATATTCCCATCTTTAGTATCACTTGTTAGTCTTTTGATATGGAATGATGTCAATGAGATAAAAGCTGATGTTAAGCTTCTTATGGCTCAGTCTAATATAGATAAAACAAGAATTGATAATATAGAAAGACAGATATATAAAGCTGCTCCTGTAGCTTCTATTCCGGCTATACCTGAAAAGGAACGTGAAATAGTATATGCTGTTTTACCTGATAACAAGATAAAATACACAAGATGAATTTTAAAGATTGGGCTTTAGACCTTTTTAAAGATGAGCGTGGCTCTACATCCATTAAACCTGTTGTAGGCTTTATGTGTGCATTATTCTTATGTGTAACATTAACAGCTAATAGCTTTAGTCATGGAGATATTAAACCTTCTGACGCTTTAGTAGATGCTGTAATGTTCATATGTATAGCTGCTATAGGCGGTGATACTGCAGACAAATTCTCATTTAAAAAGAAATCAGATGAAATATCTTAGTATAATCATAGTTATTTTAGTTGTAGTGTTATTTCTTCAGCAAGGTGGTTGTGGCTATGTAAACTTTAATGGTAAAAAATCAGATACAACTGTTGTTCATGACACTAGTTGGTCTGTACATGATACAACTATCTATAAGACAATGACTTTAAAGGGTAAGGTGTTACATGACACTATTCAGACTCCTCCAGAGTATATTGCTGATACAAACTATCCTAAGCTTTTAGCTCAGTATAATGATTTGTTAAGTAAGTATATGGCTCTTGTAGAGTTTAAAGATACTATTAGAATAGATACCCTTGGTTATGTAGCTATTACAGATACAGTGAACCAGAACAGTCTTAGAGGTAGATCAGTGAGATCTAACTATAAGATTCCTACAATAACTAACACTATTACTATACAGCATTATGAAAAACCTAAGACTCAAAT